TGATTTCCAATCTACCCAAGTGCCATTATATAGGATCTGTACAGTGTCAGTGTCAGTATTATAACGTACGCTTAACTTGCCATTTACATCATTTATGGCTGCATTAGTATCATTGATGTCTTTTGCACCGAATGAGGTTCCTACTTGCGTATATTTGGTAACATCAACAAAAGAAACAGTTCCATCGTCATTTTGTATTTGCTGATATTTTCTTAACTGGTTTTTAGTTGTGTCTAATACATCATCAACATAGTTTGTTTTTAAATCTGCCATAATTACACCTTAAATCCTTTCTGACCGCCAAGCGTAAAGGCAAGTCGGTTCTGCGCTTTTCTTTGTGCTACTAACGTATTGTATATTTTTAATTGCAACGATTCTATTCTGTTCCAGTCTTCATATGTTGGAACCGATTTATTCTCTTTCCATGTTTTAAATTGTTCAGGAAATAAGAAAGTGGAACTGTTAATTTCTGCCAACGTAGTTTCAAATAAAGTAACTTCATCGGCATAAATCAGATCTGCTTCAACCTTATCCTCTCCAAGATTAAAAGATGATATTTTATACATAGATTCTGCAGTGCTTTTTAGTTCCAAAAGATTATTTTTAATACGGTTGTAATCTGTATATAAAAAATAATCTCCTATATATGTTTCACTATTCCATTCAGAAGACCAATTTGTTTTAGGATCTGCCCACATTATGCTTCCTCCACATCTCCAAACAATTCTATATATTTCTCTGTATCATTCAGCCCCAAATACTCTTTTATATCTTCTTTTGTTTTGGGAACTATTTCTCCGTTTGGATAAAACAAGAAAAAATTACCTTTTTCTGTTCTGAATATTTTTCTGTTTGTCATTTCATCAACATATATTATTTCAGAAGTTTGCGTGTTATACAGAAGACCGTTAATTATTTTTTTCATTACAACCTCCTTATGTTCTCATTGCTCTTCGTAATTGTAAGGATCCATTAAAAGCACCATTAAAGTTTAATTTGTGTGTTTCCACTTCTACTTGTAAGCTGTTTACAATATCACTTTCCATGAAAATAATATCAGCAGCTTCCATCACCGGATCCCCTCTGTATTGAACATCATAAGAAATATTATTCGCATAATAATTCCCAAGCCATTCAGCAACAATCCTTGCATGATCTTCCGTTGAAATAAGTTGATTTTCACAATACCTTATTTCGCCAGAGTTGTTAATTGATTTCTTTAGATATACGTTATCTTCAACTACTTGCGGTGTATTATCCTCTCCGTTTTGAAATGTATATATTTTGACAAAAACATCTTTTGTTTTTCTTTCTGCGTATCCATAAGGATTTTCTGTCATAGAGTCTTTTTTCAACTCATAATCAGATAAATCTCCAAAACTGATTTTATCAATCAAAACTCTGTTTTTAGGATATGCTTTTGTTATCTCGAAACGAATACTGTCAAAGTTTTCAAATTCATCATTTAACAATGATTTTTCTTTCAAAGCATCATATTTGAAAGTCTTAAGAAGTGTGTCTCCATTATATGTAGATACTTTCATCTCTTTTGGAGGGTTACCCTGGAATGAAATATACAATCCATAATACGTGTATGCTGCAGGAAGTTTTAATGTAAGCACTGGATTCTCCGAAAACAATCCATTTTCATCAGAAACATTGCTTGTAACATATCCTGTCTGTTCAATGGCTGTACCGGTATTCCTCGGAAGAAAAAGTTGTGAACCGTCTACACGCATAAAATTCCTTGTCAGCTCTGCATATACATTGTTGTTTCCATATAATACATTAGTGGCATTTCCCCACCATGCAGTTCCGTTTGATGTAACCTGCATATCTGCCGGATCTATAACATTTGCAAAGTTGGCTTTAATATTTACTCTTCCGTCAGAATCTACAAATAAAATGCATCTTGAAGCGTTGCACAATAATTGCAAACATTCTTTGTGAGGTGCTTCCGGCATTGGATTGTGTAGGCTCACATCTCTTAAACAATCGTCAACAAAATACTCGTCAGGCTCGAATCCGGCATCTTTTAGAATGCTAATAGCTTCTGCATATGCTGTTCTATCGTATATTTTGTTTCCTATTGTATAGTTGTCTTCCAAAGTTGAAAGAACATCATTCGCGGTGAAAGACATTTGATTTTTTTTAGAGTTCCAGTCAGTCAAAAGCATTGTGGCTTTTTTATGCCATTCCACTGTTTCGTCTGACAGGACCATTCCGTATGATAACTCCATTTTTTGTCCTGTTTCAAGGAAATTGATAAATGAATTATCATCGTCTACATTGTATACATTTTTTTTATCCAGTATTGTTACAGATAATTTTCTGTATGGAATCTCCGCTGAAATTCCATTAACAAATTCTTCAAAAGATGCTGTTGACACATCATTATTTCTATATGTCAATCCAACACCCATTACGATTTTTTCTACTCTAAGCCGTTTATTTCCTCCGACCATAGATATAGGAATTATTTGTATATTTGTGGTGTTTCCGATTACATCTGTTGTTGAAAAATCGTGTTTATCATTTGTATAAGTCAACTCTTTTTCATCTGTAACAATTTTGAAGCTAGTTGGGTAATATTTCCCGAAATCTATCGTAAGTCCTTTGATGGAATACTCTTGTGGGAATGTTACTTTTACAGTTTCCATTACGTTTTGTGTGGTTAATGGAGCATTACGTAGCTGGTACAATCCGCTTGTCTCTCTCGGAAGAAAATACATTTGACCGTCTACACGCATATAATTTTGTTCCAAAGTAGCATATTCCGTATATTCTGCATCATTTCTAAACGGCAAAACCTTATTTCCCCAGTATGCGTAATCACCATCAAAATGAGCCGTATTTTGTGCATCACCATTTACTACACCGAGAGTAATTGATATGTATGCCCTGTCTCTTATCTTTTTCTGCATTGCAGACTTATAAGCGTTAGAAGCTTTTATCATTCTTCCCACCCACAATCAATTAAATTGAATTTACACGTTTCATAGTTCCTATAAAAAATATCATCCAAAAACAACGGCTTACCGGTAGTGTCTCCTGGATACATTGTGTATGTATGCCTTACATTGTCGTCCCCAGTAAACGTAACCGGCACAAAAAATGGCTCTAACGCATCCTGCATTTCTTTCCATGTTTCCGCATCCAACCCATTCCATTGAAGATTATTTATCTTCCACAATTTTCTGCCGACTTTTTGACCGACAACTGCAGCATTTACATTTCTTCCTGAATTAACCGTCTGCGACCGAACTATTTCCATTCCTGGAGCCGGGCACGGAAAGCGTACTCCGTTTACTATGATGAAATCACTCGCTCTTGCTATCATTGTGTTTTCCTCCATAGAAAAAAGAGTGGGAATAAATCCCACCCTTAAGTAATAATCTGTAATCCCATAGCTTTCTGACCCCTTAAGCTTGCCCTTGCTATGTCTCTATCACCGATATTGACAGATGTTTCTTTTGCAAGTAACTGTTTAAGCAGGTCAATTTCCTGTTGCATCATGCGCATTTGCGCTTCTGCTGTGGTGTTAATAGCATCTTTGATTCCGGTGATTTCCACTCCACCGGCAACCGCTGTTTTGCCACCTACTGTCCCGGCAATCTCCGGTACACCGTTCTCTCCTGCCATAAACATTGTGTATCGGCTCGGAACGTAACCGCCAGTTTCAAAAGTAGGAATTTTACCAAGACTAATACTTCCTCCTGGTGCAAGTTGTATTCCGGCTATCGTTATAGGATCCCATGAGAAATTAAGTTTATCATTTATCCAGTTTGCAAAACTATTCCAAATTTGTTTAACAGCTGCTATAGCATTGTTCCACGCATTAGACAATCCGTCTTTAATGCCACTCCATGTCCATTTCTCGGTAGTAAAGTATGATTTTACATTGTTCCACCAGTTTGCAAAACCAATATTTTTCCACCATGCGGTAAATTCATTCCACTTCGTAGAAAGTGTGTTCTTAATATTTGATCCTAACTGATTCCATTTTTCAGCAGAAAACCAAGGCATGACAGATTCATTAAACCAGTTTTCTACAATAGGTTTTAAATTTTCAAACACTGATACTAGACCAAATGTATCATTTATGTCCAGTTTAAATTGTGATAGAAAATCAAAGAACTGTCTTATCGGCATTGTTTTTGTTAAAAAATCTGCCGCATCAGAGTTCATCTGTTTCCAAGCGTCAAATAGTATTGAAAAATCAGTGTTTTTTATTGTGTCAAAAAATCCACCTTCGCCAAAAAACGAGAAATTTTCATAGATTTCTTTATCATTAGGGAAAAGTGCTTCACCTAATGATTTCCCTACATTAAATCCAATCTCCCAAGTAACCGCAGATATTGCAATTGTCGGAACTATTCCTATACTTGATCCTAGTACTGTGGCTGATAACTTATCCGATATTTTTCCCCATATGATATCTCCAACACCAGTGAATTTCAAAAGTCCTATTGCTGTGATAATCGTGGTTTCAATCGGTGCAGCATCAAAACTTCCTTTCCATAGGTCGATTGCCGCATCTATGGCAGTTTCTATGAAATTTCCGGCAGATGTAAAGATTGCTGTCCAATCCATTCCGTCCAAGAAACTACCTATGTGTCTTCCAATTTTTTCCCAGTCCACAGAATCTATTGCTCTTGTGAACCAGTCAAAAATACCAGTTACCAGTTTGGAAGTATCCATTCCGGCAACCTTAAACCAGGCATCCGAATCAAACTTAAATGCATAAGACAAATCTTCTATGATATCTTTTACAGGCTTAAACACCTTGCTTACTTTGTCAGCCCAACCCATAGCTGTATTCTGCATCTTGTCAAATGCTTCCTGCCATACTTTTTCGTATTCAGCAGTAGCATCCATGATTTCCTTGGTAAGGTCAATTCCTGCTCCACCAGAAGAAGAACTTCCACTTGAACCGCTGTTAGGGTCAATGATATTTAATTCATCAATACCAAGTGTGTAACTTTTAGCCTTTTTTGCGCTTTTCCCTACTTTATCAAGTGCATCTGCCGTATCTTCCAAATTTTCATTGTACCCGGATACACCTTGACCGAATGCAGAAAAATCAATCTTGATTCCCAGTAAATTTGCCACACTAACAAGCAGTCTCTTAATCGCAATTACGACACCGTTAATGACAGGAAGTACTTTCTGCAATACCGGAATAAACAACTGACCCAGTACCATGCCGGCTTCTTTTACGTTGTTGGTAAACTGACGGATCATATTACTTGGAGAATTGATTGTATTCGCCAAGTCTCCCCATGATACTTTGGACTGGTCTAAGATTGCCAGTAGACGCAACTGCTGTTTCTCTGCCTGTGACATTTCAGATACAGCCTTTTCAATGCCGTATTTGTAAGCATAGGTCTGTAATGTGGCATTCGTGATATCAATACCATACTTATACAGTGCTCTTGACTGACCGATCAAACCGGACTGTAAATTAGTCGCAACTGTGCTGAAATCCACGTTAAACAGAGATGAAATGTCACCAGCAAGCATTGTCATGGACTTTGAAATTGCCGTGGTGACTTCTCCGGTCTGCCCTAAAGAGTTGGTAATAGATGCAAGTTGTGAAGCGTACTGCGTAATCTCCTGTAAATTCAGTCCCAGGTTCTTCATTCCGCTTTCAGAAATCAATCCACCGTCTACATCTACTTTCAGACCGGACATTTTACCAAGCAGTTCATTTACACGGTTTCCGAAACTCTGCGCATAATCTTCTGCGTTGTCGTAACCGAATTTTTCAAAATCCTTGCCCCATTCCTTGCCGACTTTGTTAAATGCTACCGTGTAGTAGTTAAATGCTTCGATATAGTCCGTAGTTCCCTCTATGGACTTCCACAGACTTTTAATTCCACGGATCACAAGGAAATATGTTGCGTAGAATTTTCCGAAAGCCGCTGCAAGGCTGAATGTGCTCTTCGTGGCTTTTTTTGCGCTTGCCGTATAGGTGTTCAGATTACGACCTAAAGAGTTTGCAGCTCTCCCGGATGCCGCACCGGTAGATGCCAGTCCTGCCAGTGCGTTTGTCATGCGGATGATATTCTCACTTACATTCGGAACGGTTGAAAGAGTGGTGAATAACTGCTTCAAATTCTTTGCCAGCAAAGGAATGTTCGTGATTGCTCTGCCGGATGCCACACCGCCAAGTCTTGAAATAGAAGATGCTATGCTCGCAATATCACCTACTCCATCTACTTTAGTTCCTGCCATGTCGGCAGAAAAAGTCTTCAGTGCAGATGAAATTCTGCTTAATCCGCTTGTATCTATTTTCCCCATTCTGTTGATGGAATTTGTCAGTGTGGAGATATTCTTAATACCGCTCGCATTCATGGAACTGGCGGCATTTGCGATACTCTGTATGCTATTAGAAATGCTTGTCAGTTTGGATGTATCAATAGACAAACTTCTCTGAAAATTCGTAAGACTTGATGCAAGTTTATCCAGTGCATTTTTGGCTTTGTTCGCATCCGCACTGATTTTTATTTGAAGATTATCAATATCTGCCATACCGCACCGCCTTTACCGAAATAAAAAAAAGAAGTGTCTGCCACTTCCAAGAAAAGAGCGGCAAGCTGTGACACCTACCGCTCCTAAAATTATTTCTTAAGATATTTTCTTGTGACTTCTCCGCATTTACAATCAAAGTCGATTCCAACTTTATTTTGGAATACTCCGATTGCCTTTGCTGTGTCTTTACCTAAAATTCCGTCAATGTTGCTATTTCCCTTTGCATTCACCGCAGATAAGCAACCATGATGAATAAGTGCAAACTGCAACCACCGCACATCATCACCTTTCATACGAGGTAATGTTTTCATCAACAGTCTTGTCGGTTCCGTGTAAGGATTGCTGTACGCTTCTGTAGTGCCCTGTACGTCTTCTAATTCTTTGTACCATACATTCATGTCTACATTGCCTACAATACCGCCTACACGACCTTTAGAAGTATACTGCCATCCTACCATGTTCGGTACTTGCGGTTGATACTTCACATTACACTTGCCGTTATTCTTGCCGTACCGTGCAATCCACATGGGATAACTCACACCGTCATAAGGCTTAATGTATGTCTTGTAAAAACTTTCCCCAGTGTACACACCGAACTGCAATCCTGCATCAGTAATAACCTTGCCGTAAGCATTGATAATGGAAATAATATTTTTGCCAAGACCTTTCATAACGGCATCTTCAACATCAAGATATACTGTCACTTTTCTGCCATTAAGAATAGTAAGCACTCTTCTTGCATCAGATCGTGATTTTGCAACCGTTGTAATATATCCGTATTCATATACTCCGTGCACATGGACATTGTGCTCTTTACAACCTTTCCAGTTCTCTTCAAACTTCTTGTCCGGGTTCAAATCCTTACGGATGACTTTCAAAATAGCAAAATCAATACCGTTCTGTTTTACCGCCCACCAGTTAATCGTCCCCTGGTATGAGGACACATCAATTCCTGTTAAACTCATGTTTGTTTCTCCTTTTTGGGATGTGATAATTCAAAATTAGCTTGCATTGCCATAAGTCCTGCGAGGAACGCTTTCCTTTGCTTCTGAATTTCTTTTTCATTATTAGCAATGTCCGCACGTTCTATAATAGGCTTGTCAATATACTTCGATTGTGCTTTTCGACCGTTTAGGCAATGGTCTACGGCAACAGATGTTGCTGCTAGTCCATATTTTCCCCACCACATCCACATTTCTCTGTCTCTCTGCTTCATTTCCAACTTATGTGCTTCTGCATAAGGCTCTAAATCTGTGGGGCAGGAAGAATCTATATCTTTTACTGTAAATCCGTATCCTTTTGTGTATAAAAGCCACATAGGACGTACTTCTTTACAGTATATTTCCCATGTTAGTTCTCTGACTTCTCCGGTGCTTTCTTGGAGTTCTTCTCCTGCTCCTGTTTCAGGAGCTTCGCTAAAAAACCGTTTTCAAGCAACTCTCCTTGCACATCAGCAAATAACTTCTGAATGTCAGATTCGTCAGAATCGAAATAATCATCAAGCATGGAATAAACCTCGCTTAACTTTGCTTCTTTCTGCTCTTTGTTGTAAGGGTCGAACCCGTATTCATCAGAGTGGTATTTCTGTAAACCGACAAGAATCAGTTCCGGCAGTAACATGAGAATGTTATTCACGGATTCAATGCCGTCTTCCTGTTTTTCAAGGTTTGCCAGTTTCTTGATAATGTTGTTTTTTACGGTTGCTTCGTAACCGAATTTAATGTTCAGTTCCTTTTTCCCAAATTTTACTGTCAGCATATTTTATCCTTTCCCCAACATTTTGTTGGAAAGGAGCCGCCCGAAGACGGCTCTCTTTTTGCTAAATCAATGGTTCATCTACCGCTTCATCAAAGTCAGCCACGGCAGTGTTATTTGTTTCTGACTGACTTGCTATTCCCCCGTTGTCAGTGCAACAGTAGAATCCAAACCTTTGTATTCCTCAATGGTAAGGTTCATTTCAATCGTCAGAAGTTCATTCTGTCCGATCTCTGGCTGTGGAATCTGCTCAGGTGGCTGTGCCACAACGAAGAAAGATTTCTCTTCTCCGGGAATTACAGTTTCAAACCACATTCTATTTCCACCAGTAAGAGCCTTGTAGGCTGTGATAAGTGCAGTCCATTCAGCCACGGTCTCTGATGTGAAGTTGACTGTGACTGCAAAAGATCCACCAGTATCTGCACGACCTTTTATGTATCTGGTGATTGCATCTTCTAACGCAGAAGCATCAATCTGTTCCGGTTCGATGCTGATGCCTCCAATGGCATTGATTCTTGTAAGTTGCTTAAAGCTTGTAGGTTTTGTTCCGGCGGTTGTCTCTGTACCATATCCGAAAGTAATGCCTAAAGTAGAAATTCCGGCTGCTGCCATAATTTATACCTCCTTAAATTTGCATATAAAAATAGAGCCGAATGGCTCTAATGGTTACAATGTATCGTCAGCACCTACGTTTCTTCTGAACCGTGCAGTGCTTCTGTATGTGTCCTGCGAAGTATTATTGAACTCCGGCATGGAAGTTATTTGAAATCGCAGACGTTTGAAAAGTCCGGCAACCGTAGCCATGATAGCTTCGGCTTCTTCTTGACTTTTGTTGGTTATCACATCCACTTGGTACGATGCTGTGATTCCATTAACCGAACGTGCTTCAAGGTCTTGTCCAGTCTCTGTAAATGGCATAGCATGAAAGTACACCGTAGGGAATGTAGGGTCTGAAAAATCCTTACTTTTGTCCGTCACATAAGCTTTTGGATGGCTCTGCGGTATCTTTGTTTTCAAGTATGATGCAATCTTAACTTTGAAATCTGATACCCATTGATATTCATTAACCGCCATTGCCGAACACCTCCAATGCCGCTTTCACTACATCTTTTTCAAGTTCGATACCTGTCAAGTACATAAACGGTCTGCTATCCATGCCCTCGCACCAATACACTTTTCCATCATCACCTTTGTAAAACCATCCATATTGACCATTTGCCAACTGAATGATGTTTGAACCACTTCCGTAGTTCCATTGAACACCTCCCGGCAACGGATATGGATATTCCTTTTTCCCACCAAGGCTACCGAGTGTACCAAACTCCACAAAAACAGCGGATTCATCATCAGCAACAACCGCCCAAATTCCACCGCCTTTTATGTTTCCTACATACTCTGCATGAATGCTTCGCATTAAATCGCCAGTGAAGATTGCATCTAAACTTGTTACCTGCATCCTAGCCACTTCTATGCCTTTTTTAGCCAACTTTTCAGCCAGTAGCCTACATTTATACTCTAAGCTATTTTCATAGTCTTTAAGAGCCTTTACAGCCGCTTGTATGGACTTTTGGTCAAACAGATTGATATTGATAGGTTTAGCCATACTACTTCACCGTCTTCTGCAACAAGAACAAATCTGCTGTCAGTCCCTCGTCTGCAACGCCTTTGACAACATAATCCGCAGTCTTGCTGTCCACAAGTCCGTCATCGTCACGACCTACTTCTGACTTCTTCCATATAACATCTCCTGCCTTAATCGGCAAATAGCCTTTGTCGGTCACAATCTGACAATACGAACTGGAATCATCAATACCAAATTCCTTTACTAGTACTTCCGACAGCTTATTACTGATGTTGGCAGAAAAAAGGACGGGTTCTAAAAATTCCGTAATCGTTCCTTTGATTGACGGAATTTTTTCACCTGCAACTTCATCGTAAATAATGTTACCGTTTTTGTCACGGTTATAAATCGTAACTTTTTCTCCCTGCCGTGAGTACTTCATTTCCTGCTTGTTAATGTCAAGCATCTTTCTTCACCTGCTTGTAAATCTGATTTACACCAGTGCTTGCCAAACCGGAAACAATTCCGACCGCAATCGCATTCAGCACATCATTTGCCGGGAAATCCGGAATAACATACATTCCTACTACTCCGAGAATGCCACCGACAATGCCGACAACAACAGGGATGTAGTTATCCTTAATAACCGGAATCAGCTTCGCTCCAATACCGGCAAGATAACAGATAACCACGATTGCAACACAAGTTCCTACCTGTGAAAAATCCATCATTCCTTACCTCCGTTCTCTTTAATGTTAAGTCTTTCCTCAATTCCATCAAGTCTATGATGCGCAGATGCCGTACTGGCTTCAACCTTTGTCAGCTTCTGTTCATGCTCTGCAAGCTCTTTCTTCATCTCTGAACGCTCGCTTTTCATTTCATTGATAGTATCAAGGATGGTGTCCAGTTTCATGTTGATGCGTGTGTTTTCTTTCACACGTTCCTCAATATCCTTTGTGTCTGTTCTTTTGCTATTTTTCAGACCAATGTAGACGGAAAAACCGAGTGATAACACGCTTATAATGATTGCTGTAGATAACTCTATAGTCACATCATATACCGCCTTCCTTGTTTGTTGGCACACCGCCCACCACCCTTAAAGTGTGCCGCCTGCAACCTTATTACTGGAATCAGTAACATGGTCACGCACAATCTTCTAAACCCCTCGATTTCGATGGGGTTATAAAACTTTTGCAAATGGAAATACACCAACAAACAGTTCTTCCCGGTCTCTCCATGTTCTCGACACTCCATTCTCTGAATAGCTTGCCATGAAGTTTTCACCTGATTGCGATCTGTCATACACGACAAGATTAACCACCACAGACTGAAATTTTTTCATATCCGCAGCAATCTTCTCTTCCGTGTAGCTTTCCGGGTACATTCTCTTTGCTCTGATGTCTGCTTCTGCTTGACTGATAAGTTGTTCCAAAAGAGGATTTTCTTCCAAATGGTCAAACACGACCTCGGAGCTTTCAGAATCAATATGAAATTGTTTCAGACGGATTTTTACTTGCTCCAAAGTCGTATATTCTGCCATGTGCTACCTCTTAAAGTTCAAACTTTTCAATCAGAATCTTTTTCAGTTCCGCACCGCTGATTTCTTCCGCACCTGAGACACCGTGTTCTGCGGCTAACTTCTGCAAGTCTGCCGTAGACATACGGTTGATTTCCGTCTTAGTATATGCGGTTTCCTCCGGGATTTCTTCTTTTACTTCGGTGACGGTTTCCTCCGGGATTTCTTCTCCCGGAAGATACCATTTGCCTTTGTATTTGACTTTGTAATCAAATTTCATCAGCATACCTCCGATTAGTAGCACTTAATTACATAGGTGCTATCCATTCTCTCGTAGGAAGGCAGTACGATTTCTGATACTGTAGTCTTGGTTTGTACGGGATCCTCTGTTACGCTGACAGCAACAGCAACACCAGTATTCACAAGTCTTACATCTGTGGCAGGATTACCCATGAGTGTACGCTCTTCGGGAGTAGTGCCGTACCATGTACTACCCAGTGCACCGTTAGGAATAAGGGTCGCAAATCCATCAGGATAAAACTTATGAGCAGTTCCGCTTTCATCCTTGTACTGCTTAGTGTATACAATGATGCTAATGCCAAGTTCGGTAGAGAAAAGTTCCTTTACTCTCGCATCGGTCATAAATACATTTGCGGTTGTATTCTGTGCAAGAACAGCACTCTTGATCTTTTTGTTCTGTTTTAAGTAGTTCATGGTCTTCTTAGAGACAATCATGATGGAAGGTCTCTCGCCAGTAGCTTCTTCTACGGCATCAATGGCTACGGAAACATCATCCATAGGATCAGAGTTCTCGGTATCAGACCACTTATCGGTCGTAGTTGTAAGTTCTGCAAAGTTGTTGGCTTTGTAGGTTCCGTTAGGGTCATAGTTATAAGCGTAGGTTACACCGTCAGCCTGAATGGAAATCTTAGGAGATCCGTCACTGGGTGCAAGCAGCTGCATAATCATACGTTCAGGAACTACATCAGCACCTTCCACAAGAGTATTTGCATCATCAAAAATTCTGCTTAATACTTCTGCTGCGTAAGGGTCTGTGCTGTCCTTAATACGCATGATTTCCTGTTCGTCCTGTTCTTTGATAATCATAGATTCACGGAAGAATGCCATTTCTGTCTCTTGCATCTTGAATCCTTCACGGCTTCTGATAGTGGAAACTGCATCAAAATTAGATGCTTTCAGGGTAACAGGAAGTCCATTAGAAGTCTTAATCCACTTCAAATCCAGTCCCATTTTCTTCTTGGCGGGGAATAAGCCGGAACCAAGATATGCAATTTTATTACTTGCAACTTCTGTATGCACAAGTGCGATTGCTTTCGCATTGTAGGCATCTCTAATGTTCATTATTTCCTCACTTTCTACCGCTATCTTTCAGCGGTCAGCGGCTACATCTGTCTGTAGTCGGTTTCAGTTATTCAAATACAATCAGTGATAATCCTGTCTTTACACCATCGGCAATGGTAATACCTGCATTTGCGTTAGCATTTGCTTCATTTACACAGGCAAAAGCCTTAATGATAGTTCCGTTGGGGTTGCTATCGTAAACATCGTTAAGCAAAATACCTACTGCTGCATCATCGGTGCTTCCGCCATTTACTTTCTTTCCTGTCGCACTAATAGGATTACCAGCCTTGCACACACCATTAGTGAAAGCACTTGCATCCAGTTTAATAGGAACAAATAATTCACCGCCCAGCTTTCTCTTAAGAATTTCTAACTGGGTAGTTACACTTGTTTCAGAGAATTTCATTTTGTGTACCTCCTTATAAGTACTGGCTAACTACAGCTTCGGCTTCTTTGTTTGTTCCAGCTAAAGTCTTGCCAATCTTTTCAGCCGCTTTTTCGGCTTCTGTTTTTTTGTCATCTTTTCCACCGCCAGCAATTCCACCTCCAGGATTAGTAGATCCGTTTGCAATCTCCTGCTCCTTGGCTTGTGCCGCAGCAGTCTCTTTATCAGAGATAATCTTTCCGAGTACTTCGTAGTCAAAACTGCCGTCATCCTTGATAACCTGTGATGCCTGTTCAGCAGAAATGTTAAACTTGGATGCTGCATTGCTTCTCTGTGCCGCAATAGCCTGCGTCTTTTCAAGTTCTGCGATTTTTGCATTTGCAGAATCAAGGTCTTTTTGCAGTCTTTCCGAATCGGATAAACCCTTATCTTTCATGGCTGTGTATTCCTTTTCCAACTCACGCAGTCTTGTCAACTCTTCACTGTTTTTGTTTGCTTTTGCGTTTGCTGCCTGAACATCCTTGCTATTCTCAGCAATGATTTTTTCAATCTGTTCATCAGTCAAACCCATAGCTGTCAGTTCTTCTCTCTTCATAAATTACCTCCGTTATGTCCTACGAATTTTTATACGGTGCAACGACACCGGTTGACATTGCCGGTTTATACGCTCACGGCATTGCGAATTTTTATAAAATAAAAACAGCTACCTATTTCTAGGCAACTGTCTTATTTTGCATTTGTTTTACAATTTCTTGTGCTTTTGCCATCTGCTCTTCCATGTTGATAATGTCAGCAGTTTTCCACAGAGCATCAAGGTAAGGCTTGGAAAGGTTGAAAGTCTTTTCACAATCTCCCCAAAGTCCAACCGTTTTGATTGCAATAAGAGGATGAATACCGCACTGCAGAAGTTGCAGTAATGTCTGCGACTTGGTATACATATTATCTTGTGGACTGTGGTTGATCTGCACATCAAAATCTCTAAGAGTGATTTTCAGATCCTCTTTCTTAATGCGGATAACATTCAGCGCAACCTTGGCCAGTCTCTTCTCTGCTGTCTTAACAACCGGATCCTTAAGCCTTGCTCTTGATTTTGAAAAATCCCATCCGTTTCTCAGCTCAACCGCACCCTGCGTATCACCGCCAGTGTTTCCTTGCTTGTTCGGTATTCCCAAAATTGAAAGTGCGCTGTCTGTTAAATCATCCTTGGAAACCTGTGTCTGCGTTTGGTCAAGCTCCTGAGACATGACATCCACATCAGACTTATTGTCTTTATTGATGGACTTTACAACCAACGCATGGTTCATCTTCATTTTTTTGAACTCTTCTTCGTCAATCTCGCAGTTTACAAATTTGTACCATGCCTGGATAAACTGCTCTATGCCGTCCATTCTGTTTGACTGCGTATTATTGATTGCATCCAGCAGATCTATAACAAGTTCAATATCTGACAACCGCTCATGGTTGTTCGGAAATTCTACAATTGGAATACCACCAAATCCATGAAGTTTCCATGTTCCCTTAACAACTGCACTATTCTTGATGATGCATTCGCAAGATTCAGTGTAGCAGAGCTTGTACCACTCGCCATTTTCATCTTTTAATTCCTGTACCGCCAAAATCGGTTCTTCGGAACTGCGGTTGTAAATGACAAACGTGTTCAGAGGATTAGGTGCAACCACACGGATAGGCACATCTCCATTCACAATTTGAATAGCTTTAAATGATGTTCCGGTTGCCGACTGCCACTCACCAGCTTTTATGTCTTTCTCATGCTTATTTGCATCTGCTAAGTAATCATTCAGTTCATCTACTGCCTTATTTACAGCTTCATCATCTTTTCTGCTGACAAACTGAATAGGCTCTCCGTAAGTCTGACCAACCTTGAACTGTACCCACTCATAAGCATGATTCTCAACGATTTTGTTCGTTATATCCTCATTTGACAGCTTTGTTCTGTATAGTACCGGTTGATCTCCTTTGTAGTACTCCCACAAGTACTTGATAACTGACTTATTGTAATTAAAAACACCGATGCAATCACCAATAACCTTTACAATGTTGTCTTCGGTTATCTGCTCCACATCCGTATATGCAATTTTTCTACCGTGACAACCCTTTACAAGGTCTTGAAATTTCATAGTTTTCATATTTTCACCTACATAAATGTAATTCCGCTGCTCTGGTCTCTTTTTGGAAGTTTCTTGATCTCACGTTCTCCGGTCTCTGTATGGTAAACAACCATCTTATTGCAATTCCGGCACTTATATGTCTTGTCGATATGCGATTTTGCACTACATTCACCGACCAACCGTCCGCATCCAGGGCAGTACACTCTAATTTTTTGGTTAAAAATCATAAATACCTCTTTTCTGCGCACAAAAATACCGCCCACATAACGTAGACGGTATTCCCGGCTGTTTGCCTTTTAGGAGGATTAGAAAGCATCTTAAATATTTTCGTCAGTTTAACATTACCATTTTTTATATATGACATTCAATGACATTGTTCATTCAAATACCCTTCTCCGTATTTCTTTTCAAACTGTTTCAATGCAGTTCCGTGAAGTCTGACAACCTGTCTCCATGAATATTTCATTTCTGTTGCGATCACTTCAAAAGTTTTCTTTTCTATGTACCTTGCGAACAGAATATTGTATGTGTTTTCATCTTCCATGCTGTCTATCTGCTGTATGATTTTCTCTTTTTTATCGACAAGTTCGTCCACCATGCCATCTATTTTCCGTTCCATTTCATCAATTTTGGCATATTTTGTTCCTATTTTGTCAAAATTCGGTGTAGTCTGTACCCTTTCACCGCTTTGCGTAGCAGATATGCTTACCGCCATATCTTTGAGCTGTGCGATTTCCGTGAGTTTATTATTTATCATCCGATTAAGGCGGCTTATCTGCCCTAAATATTCTTTGGTTGTCATATCAATACCTCCGTCCGAAAGAGAATGGGTTTTGAATTGCTTCTACTTTTGCTACCCTGTTTCCGTTTGTAATTCGCAATGCAAAGTTTGAAAATACATCAGGCACATCATCTAACTGTTTTTTTCCTGAAACAGAATACCTTTTCAGTAACGACATCATTACACCGTATGGTTCGTTAGGCTTATACAATGATGGATCTTTGAATATTACGTGTTGTAAAATCCAGTTAGAGCACTGGAAAATTCTTGCTTCTTTGTTTGTCTCTGTCGGTGTGTCTGTGATGTTGCATATCCATCCTTTACTCTCTACACGCTTATTTACTTCCATTGCCACACGGTCACCGCCGGCATTACGCTCAAATTCGCACTCTTGCACTTTATTATTAACAAGTACATTTGCAGCATTTTCATACTGCATCTCATAATCCGCAGTATTGTCACAAACAGCATCCACGCAGTAATAATCTTCTCCATACTTTTGCAATACCGGAAGAACAAAAAAGTCGGTTCCTTTTCCCTTGGTATCGCATTGCCCGGTAATAATTTCCGGTTCCCCATGTGGCAGATTAAGATAACGTCTGATTTTTTCTTCCGGGAATAACAATCCCTCACGTTCAATAGGCTCCTGCTTGTAAAGACATCTATAAGAGATTTCATCCATGAGTAATTGTTGATCTTCAAAAAAAGCTACCGTAAATCCGGAAAATTCGTAGTCAAAATTGCTTAATCCTGTTTTTGGGTCAATATCCGGCACTGCAATTACTTTTACTCTCGGATTCCCTTCATACATATTTTGGATCCGACCGATTACATCATTTACGCTCCACCTGGTAGCAATATGGATTTCTTTGCAATTCTTTCCGTCAGTATCTTGTGTTTTTCTTTGTCTTGCATCTACCGCATACTTGTCCCACAGTTTATCCAAAATTATAGGATTCATAGCTTCTTCAATGCCACCGATCATGTCATCTACGAATAAAAACTTCGATGCACGTACCTTACCAGCATTTTTACTTCCTACGGATGTGCACTGAACGGATGGAAATGGTTTATATTTGCCGATGTTAAACTGCTCCATTTTTGCGTTAGTACTGGTAACGGAAAGATTTGGGAAGATTTCATTCCAAGTGTACTCGTCAGAATTTGTGCAAATATCGTACACACCGTCATAGTACATACGTGTAATGTCTCCACTGTGGGAGTAAAAAAGGTTAAAATCTCTCGGAAACCATCCGGCAACCAATGCATTCAGCATTTTCTCTACCGTTGTGTTATGCGTAATGATATAATCATCCGTGATATATAGATGGCAAGGATTATCAATCATAATACACTGACACTCTTCTTTGCCGATATATTCAATACTGTCTATCTTTTTCCATATTTCTTTACCGTTTTCAAGACAAGGAATTTCCATCTCAAACGTGTACCAGTATAAACGAACATATTCAAATTCGATAACGATTTCGCAATTATTTTTATACTTTGTTCTTGTTTTCCACAAATGATTATCAGAACATCTGCATTTTGACCCATCATTTAACGTAATTTCATAAATTTTTCTTTTTCCTTGCGGATATACACCTATTACATTCGCTATTTCTCCATTCCCGGCAATTACTTTTGTTCCGATTTTCAAATCTTTCATATATACAAATCCGTTTGGTGTTAAGATTTTTGAATACATCGGTTGCGCTTTACCGGCACCAGGGATAAGAGACACGCAGAGGATGTCGTATATATCATCAATCATGCCTTGAATGGCATCCATGAGACCGATTTTAAGAAATTGCTTTCTACGTGGCATATAGAATCGCTCTCTAGGTTCTCTTTTCTTCTCCAAATATCGGTACGCACTGTCAACAACCTTGTTTTGCGCTTCCAGCAGAAGAACATCGTACAATTTATCTGTCAGAGAGTAGTGCGTCTTGTTTGCAAAGGAATACTTTTCCAAATCCCATATGGTTCCTCCAGTTCTTTCCATGCAGAAACGCTCTACAATGCCTTTAGAACGGTTTGTTATCTGTAAGCCATAAGTTATATCCTTTTCACCGTTTATAGCCACTCTACAGGCTTCTATGTACGCATCAATGACCTGTTCATCAATTCCCTTTCGCTGTATGTAATTGTCATAGCTGTTTACTGCCGATATAAGGCTCTGACTTGCCAAAAGAAAAAGCACCTCCACGCTGTCGCAGAGATGCTTATAGACCTCTGCCTATAATTGTTCTAGGTTAGCGACCAACTCTATTTGTTAGCCGGTGATTTTGTTTATGTTAATTCATCTGTACGCCTTGTCATTTGAACCTGTGTTCCATTTTCATCTGTTGTGCATACAGTTACACCTCTTTGTATGGATTGAAGAAGTCCTCATCTTTTCCAATTTCAAGATGCTTTTTCAATGCAAAATTTGTTATTCGTTCCCGATTAAACGAATTACTGACAATATAACTTGCAAGTTCTCCATCTTTCCATCCGTCCGTACTTGTCATAGAATCATAAATCTGCTTATATTCTCCGGTAAACTTATTAAATTCAAACCATCCTAAGTCAAGTGTTACTCCATAATCATAAAAACCCCTGTCACACCACTTTCTGACATAATACATTAACTGCTTGTACGAAAATCCAAGCCTTTCAAAAATATTACCAATAGTTCTTATGCTCAATTCCCGATCGCTAGAATGTAATTTTCTTTTCTGCTCATTCAAGCAAGCTCTGAAAAATATTTCTTCTAATGGCTTCATTCTTCCACCAACTTTCTGCTCACACCTCGTATCCTGCCTTGCGGCACTGCTCCTTTATGGATTCCGGTAACTCAATCCCATTTTCTTTTACGTATCGAACCATTTCCGCTAATTTCTCATTGCTGATTTTTTCTATAATTTCAGAATCTTTCAGTCCTGATTCTCGCAGCTTTAATATCTCGTTCCATTTTGAACCGTCTATCTTATAACAGTAGTCACGATTATATAAAACGTGACTATGTTTATCAAACATATTTGTACAGTCAAAAGCAGTACCCGATAACCTTGAACAAAAATGAGCGTTTTGGCAACAATCACATTCAGTATCTTTTTCAACGTACTTTTTCGGTTTATATTTCTTAAAATCTTTGCATTCAAAATCTAAATCTGTATCATTACCTTTTGTACACTCATAAATGGGATATTCTTCCCCTGTTTCTTCGTCAAAAGAATAATCGACAGAACAGTATTTGCAAGCAGAACAGTCTCTAAACATCCTCATATCCTCCGTAACCCATGCAGACGGAATCGAACCGCCGACACACATCCTATGCGGATGCTGCTCTTCCACTGAAGCTATGCATGGTAATCGCACCGTAAAACCTTTTATGGCTTGCGCTTGCCATAACCAAATGTGCACCGCCTACTTGTCACTGACTATCCACACAATCTCACAGTCTTGTCTGTTCTCTACTTCATAGGCTTGGTTTTCGCTAAACATATGTGGCTTACGTTTTAGCTAGGGAATAGTTGCCGTGGGAGTCGAACCCACCCGACCCAAACAAGGTACGACTACTTTTGAATCTGCAAATTCTACTCGCAGAAGTGTTTTTCGTTAACCGATAATGAGCAACTACTATCCATATATCTCCCATCGACCTGAACTATTGCAGTAGTACCAGACTAAGTGGAGATAAGGATAAACACGCCCGGAAAGCATCGAACTTTCGTTAGAGGTTTTGGAGACCTCTTTCTGACCAACAGACAGACGTATATAAAGTTTTCACGATTTTTTGAAACTTGAAACGGTCAAACTTTTTCATTTCTTTCCAAAACAAGAGGATTTGCCATTATCTCAACAAAGCTACTTACTAGTATTTTCACTTCTCAATAATGACTGCTGGTCGAATCCTTCATCGACGCACGCCGTACACAGGATTTGAACCTGCAAGCCTTTTACAGCCAACGGTTTTCAAGACCGCTCCCTCACCACCCGGACATACGGCAAATATAGCATGGTTAATTGCTAGAACAGGTATCTCAACTCACAATTATGCATATCCCCCTGCGAACAATGATATGCGTTCCCACTCGTATAAACGCAGTGTGTAGGATTCGAACCTACAAGGCGAATAAACGCCCGGCGGCTTAGCAAGCCGTTCCAATACCATTATGGGAACACTGCATCTTGATGGTGCGATTTCTTGAAACAATCCATCCGTTACGACTATCAACCACGCACCTGCCCAATAGCGTCTTTTAGGATTGAATGAAAAAGTTGGGATGATGGGACTTGAACCCACAGCCTATGCCTTAGAAGGACACTGCTCTTTCCATTTGCGCTACATCCCAATGTGCGTTTCCATAAGCTGTATGCCTACATTTAAGGCGCTGACGCAGCGCAACACTTATGGCTATTTTTATTTTTGCAGGGCATCCGCCAGTTACCTGCTAGTTTGGAGCGACCAAACCACCTACGCCAATTTTATGTCCGCAATGGCTGTGCGGGATTTTAATGTCTTTACTGACAACCCACGGATTAAAACCTACAATGGTATTCCGCAAAAACCGGGCTATCATAAACCGGTTAAACCCTCACGAGCCTTGCGACGGCTCTTAACAGCATTCCGCTATGAGGGGAAAGGAGTCTTCCATGTAGATGGAATATTCGCAGATTGCAAAGACCGAAAGAAGAAAACATCTGCGAAACAGGACTACCAGGATTCGGACCTGGGAATGCAGCAGTCAAAGTGCTGTGCCTTACCGCTTGGCGATAGTCCTAAACTCCGGGAGAGAGACCATCTGCTCCCGGATTATTTTCGTGAAACACCCTATATTGCTTTATCTAAAAAATTGTCACGCCTGTGTACGGTACTTTGTAAAACTTTGTGTTGTCGAACGCATTATTCCATTTTCGTTTCCCACACACAGGCTTCATACACTCTTGATGCCTTGATTTCTCTGCCACATATCCAATGCCAACACAACAACAGATATTCGGCAATAACAATGGCTTTATGAATTTAACCCATTCAACATTGTGATATGGGGTAATTCGCATAATCTCCGGTAACCACATAGGCTATACCCACATGAAAGTTATTCCAAATGCAAGGAACATTGCAAGTGCGAAGAAAGTAACTCCTTCTGATGCTGTTTTCTGCTTCGGAGCATACCAAACACCGGATATTGCTAAAACTGTCAATACCAACGTTGTCATTATTTTTAAAATCATGAATCCAAGCATTTTTTCTTTGTCCTTCCTTCAATTTCATCAATCATTGCCATTACCAGTGCTTTAGCAAACTGGCTATTGTTATGCATTTTAATCAGCAGATTGCCTTGCCGGATAAGATACGACCAGTCATCATCTGTTTTCGGATTAGCACACTCTTTATGGATTTTCCAAACCTCTGTGTAAATCTCTTTAATCTCCGGTGGCAATTCGCATTTCTCCTTAACTGGCAAATCTTCTTTAGGCTCTTTATCAAGCCTGCTCTTTTGGTGCTTCATCTGACAGCTAACCATTTCAGTAACGTTCTCACGGTCTCTCTTGATTCCGTGACCTTGCAGAAATAATTCGCATTGCAGCACTTCACCGCATTTTGAACATTCGTCTTTTATCTCTTTCCCAAATATCTGCATACGCTTAATCTCTACCAGTGACTACTGCTCTTAAAAATACTCCGATGATGAACAGGATATATACCCATGCAGGAGCATGCAATTGAACCAGTATCCATGCTAAAACTATGTAAATGAAAATCATGTGGTACACCTCCTAATGGTCTTTTTATTTTTGAGGAAATTTGAGGGACTAAGTAGGGGCTGTTCGCTGGTCCTGTCAGACCCCCTCCCCAGGTGTGCCATGCGGCTTTTCAACTATGCGCAAAATTCGCGCTTCGCGCAGTCTTTATTGTTACATTCTTAACTATCCCATATTTCTGCACGTTTCCGTTGTTGTTGCTAATCATTCGCATCTATGTTGCTATCGTCATACGCTCCGGAATCGGTCAACATTGATGTATTTTTATCTCCTGGCAATACTAATATACGCAATTGCGAAGCATCCAACACCTGTCTTGGTTGTGTTTGTGTGTTAACACCTTTTTGTGCCCACATCTTTCCCACGTCCTCGTCATTGTTTGCTATTGCCATTTCTCCCATGGGGTTAGATGCTAGACCGTTTGTATTTTGTGCTCTCATTGCTTCTCTTAGTCTTTTGTACACGTCAAAGCGGAATGTACTTAGTTCACTGTTAATTCTTGCGTTCCTATTGCCGTAGTATTTAACCTCTTCCCCTTTATTTAATAATATATTTATATAGCTACATTCTTCGCTTATCTCTGTATCTGACAGCTTAAATATATAGCCACTAGATCTATTAGCTTTTTCCCAGAGGTTTAAAGTATATCTATTTATGCCGGTTAAATTACTAAACTGTATTAGCTTTATAACTCCACCGTATAACTGGTTAAGCCTTATAATTAACTCCGTGATACTCTCAACCTCTTGTACGTCATAAGTCTTTAATTTGGATTTAGACCCGTTCTGCGTGCTCTCTCCTGGTGATGGTTTAAACACAGATAAATAAACCTCGCTCAATATGGCGTCTATAATATCTGCTCTCTGTTTAGCAGATTTGGAGTTGATATCCATAGCGTTGTTGTATGATCTGTATAAATCTTTAAAAGTGACTTCCGCAAGATCTGAAAGACTTACAATCTCAGCCATGTCCTGCACCTCCTTAAAAATCTGCAATAAAAAAATCACTAAGCATCACTTAATAAACCCATGTTTTTTTGATCTCCTCCACAGATCAGGCAAAAACATAAATTTACAAAAGTGATCAGCTAGTGACTTCTGATCGGTTCCGGTCTGTCGGCTCCGGTGGTCTTGGTTACAATCTGGGCGGCTGCATATCCAGAGGGGGTTGGATTTACACCGCTGTCACTCGCACCGTGTTAGCGTCGGCTCCCTAACTGTTTTTATCATACCATAAGTGCTATTTATAAATCTACAACAACCTTTTACGCATTTGACAATTTGTTACTGTGGTATGTCTTCCGGTGATCCTGAGCATATAAAAATCATGCGATTAAAAAATATCATCCGGTTAAATTTGACAAATGGGATTATTTAACAGACAGACAGGTAATTTTTGCAGATGGGTACATGGTGGCAGCCGGTCGGCTCTAGAATTTATATATACTTAGTATATCATTGTCTTTCTGCTCTTATTTACTTTTATTTTATCTAACCTTTATTTTATCTAATCTCCTTTTATTTAATCTGCGTCTACAAAATGTCTACAATTTGTCTACAAAATTTAGCACGTTAAAATATCACAGTGAAAATAGATCAAGAAAAGCAGGCTGTTACACCTGCTTAATTCCTGTTTATGCTGTTGCTCTTTCTGTTCTTCTGATCCGTTCCGCTCTCGCTGTGATCCGGTCAATTAACGCCCTGTCACCGTATGCGGATTTGCTGGACAATAACTCCGGATCCGTCATGCTGTCCAGTGCTTGGAGCGTTTCCGCTTGCACCGTCTCCAGTGCTTGGAGTTCTGCCCGGTTAAATTCTTTCAGCCGTTCGGATTCCGTTGTTTCCAGTTGATCCCGGTAGTACCGGAAGAACTGCCGGACGTTTGAGCGGATCCGGGCGGCTTTCTTTTCTACGATTTGTTCCGGTGTGCCTGTCATTTGGTTTCACTCTCCTTTTCAGCTTTCAGACGTTCCATTGCTGATTTATAAATTTCGTTTGCTTCTGCTGTCTTGCGCTCCACCCATTCAACGTTACTTTCATCCGGCCGCTGTCCTGGTAATCCTGCCCATTTCGGAGGATGTTTTATAACTGGTTTAACTTCTCCGTGCTCTCTAGCGGCTCTTTCTGCCGCTGTTTTAGCTTGTAAAGCGTGTAGCCGTTCATTTGCCTGCATAAGTGCGATTTTCTCGTCTATGGGGCTTATAGAGCCTGCCACGGGTGTTTCTTTCGGTTGCTCTGTCACTGTCTGCGGCTGTACTGGTTGCAATGCTGTGATCACGGCACCTATAACAAACTGGTTTACACTTACACCGTTCTTTTCTGCCTGCGCTTTGATCTGCGGTTCTAGGTCTTTCGGGAATCTAATCATTTGGTTAAATGTTTCCGACATTTTAGCACCTCCTTTTCTTGTGATATCATTGATGTGATATCATTAGTTTTTTATGATATCATTTGTGTGATATCATGGCTTTGATATCATGATATCATTAGTGTGATATCAATTGTTTGATATCGTGATATCACTATAACATTATGTGCCTTATATGTCAATAGATATATGTGCATTATTTTTTGTATTTCTCCATTTTTTCAAGTTCTGCCGCAACTACTTCTTTAATAAACGTGTTCGGCTTTTCAATTCCAAGCTCTTTCATTTTGTCCCTAGTGCCTGCCGGAAAAACTATATTTATACGGTCGTTTCTTTTTTCGTATTCTCTACTAGCTTTTAATTGTGCTTCACTTGTTTTGTTTATACCCATTCTTATTACCTCCATACAATATAAATATAGCTTTACTATACTATATGTGCATTAGTTTGTCAATAAAATATGTGCAATATACATTTTAACTAATAAACGCATGGTTATATGTGCATTATTTTGTTAAATATTACATATTGTATATGTGCAATATATTTGTTATTATAATATCAACAAATAAAAAAGCCGGTGACACCTACCAAGCGAACACCGGCACCCAAAAAGAAAGGCACCCATATTATAACACGGGTGAAAAGGTAAAGCAATATGAGAAAGAATGAATTATTAGAAGCAATCAACAACAGCAAGGCAAGAAGCGCATGGAATAAAGGTGTAAAGATCTATGCTTATGAGCTTGTAGAAGCTCTGGAAGTTGAAGAGATCCCGCAGGACAAAACAGAGTTAAAAAGCCTTTTACTGAATGGCGCCGCTGACTGGAAACAGTACAGTTGGGGCGGCTGCTCTCTGATATATGACTGTGACATTGCAGAACGTCTCTGTTGCCCGTCTGAGTTAAAAAAGGTTTGCGGCGGCGAGAACAAACCAAACAGATCCGAGGAATGGTTAGACACACAGGCAAGAGCATTAAGCCATTCTTTTGATATAATTTATCATATTGTTAAATTTAGCAAGTAAGACAGGCTTACACCGGGGATCGTGCCCCGGCTTGCTTTTACCCGGAAACGGGAAAAATTGAAAATATGGAGGTATTACGCCATGAGCGAAAACGAACGCAGAAAAGAAGAACTAATAAGACGACTGGACAACCTCGAAGCCTGCAAAGATAACCCGGTATACCTTGCAGAGATCAAGAAAATACGCAAAGAACTTGCAGATATAAACTGCGAACAATAGCCGCCGCAGAGAATGCTCGCCGGATCACTACCGGCGGCGGTTTTATGGGTGGAATTTGCACAAAAATTAAAAATATGGAGGAGCGAGAAAATGAAAATTATAGAAAAATCGAAAATGCCTGACGGTACAAAGATACAACTAGAGGATTGGCACGATAAAAACACAAAAGATTATATGGATTTATATGGCTATGAGATAGGTGCATATCCAGTTGCTAAAAATTCCGGTTGTTGTGGATGGGTAAAATCCGGGGAAAAATTTAGGATATCAATTAGTTATAATAAATATGCAAATTATACTGATGAAATGGTGTTGAGTGATTTTGAATCGTTAAAAAATGGAGAAAAAACATTATCAGATTTAAAAGATCATTTTTTTAATAACTTTAAAGATCAATTTTATTTAGGAATTATAGATTTTGAACCTTGACAGCCATTGCAGAGGATGCCAGCCGGGAGCGATGCCCGGCAATGGTTTTACCCGGAAACGGGAAAAATTGAAAATATGGAGGAATAGGAACATGACAAGAATTGAAAAAATGCGAAAAGATGGATACCCAAATATCATAAAAGGGAACGGAGGTTTTAGAGCGTATTTGAAAGATATGCAACCTTTAGGCGGTGGAGATTATATGGCTATATATCGCTATCCCGGCGGGGAATGCTGTCATAGCCTGGAAGAAATACAAAAATGCTTTGAAATCATCGAACAATAGCCGCCGCAGAGGATGCCCGCCGGATCACTACCGGCGGCGGTTTTATGGGTGAAATTTACCCAAAAATTAAAAATAGGAGGTTGCCAGGATGAAAGAAAAGAACCTTGAAAGACTTTACAAGCTGTTAGAGTGTGCGGAACGAGAACACGACACAGAGACAGCCGCCGCCCTGCGGTGGGCAATTTTTGAACTTGAAAACAGATAAAAGACGGCTTACAACCGTCTTTTTGTCGTGTTCCGGGTGATATGCTACCGCTTTCTGTGGTCTATTTGTGCTACTCTTCCACCTGATCCGGTCAGATCCTGCGCCCGGATATATTGACGGATTGCGCTGTTTTGGTGTACAATCAAATATTACAAGGGGGATTTTATCAAAATGCGAAACGTGGGAATAGGTCATGTATACGACATTATGGAGAGCGTAGCGGATGCCGGGGAACGGTTGGAAACAGTTATAAGGGTTGAGACTGCCGCCGGTGGTATGTCTCCGGAATCTGCAGAGCTGTTGCGGTCTGCCTATGATTCTATGCTTTCGGCAGTCGGAGACCTTGCGAAAGCTGCGACACGTTGACCGGTTCAAGACTCGCACCGCAGAAGTGTGCAGATGTTCCACACTTTGAAACGGTCTGAAAAAATCAGAGAAAAACCTCTGAAAACGGATTTTTCAGCTTGAAAAGTGCTACCCCGGGGGGATTGAAAATTTTTAGCACGAAAATTGTAGAAAAATTTTCTTTCAAAAACCTATGAAAACGAGATTTTCGGTTGAAAATGCAGACCTACGGGGGTATCAAAAGAAACACATTAAAATTTTTTCAATACTTCATATCTATTTATCGACAGAATACCACAAATGTGTTAAAATTTTATAAAATTCAAAATGAAAGGGGTAATTACTCTATGAAACAAAGTGGTTTAGGAATTGCTTCGATGATTTTAGGAATCATCAGTATTTTGACAGCTTGTATAGCTTTCGGAATTGTGCCGGGAATTATAGGTGCTGTTCTTGCTATCATTGCACTATGTCAGAAAGACAAGAAACACGGCATTGCTATCGCAGGACTGACTTGCTCTATTATCGGAATTATTATTTTTGCCATTATGGCATTGTTTGTAAATAGTGTATCCGATAGTAACAAGGAATCTACCGGCACACAGGCATCTGTTTCTGCAATACAAGAAAGTTCTACCGCAGTATCAGAAAGTACACCGGAATCAAAGGTTGAAGAGGTAGAAGCACCCAGTGGTACTGTTATTTCTCCCGGTTACACATTCGATGCGGACGGCTTGCAAGTCACTATTAATGATTTTGACCTTGACTACACTGATTATGAGGATGAATACGGTTGGAACGCTCCTGCTGATGGAACAAAATACATTATGATTGATGTTTCTTATCAGAACAACAGCAAAGATGATAAGTATGTAAGCATCTACGATTTTCAGTGCTACGCAGACGATACAGATTGTGAGCAGAATTACAGTGTTGTTGATAGTTCTTCGTTGAATGCAAATCTTTCAAGTGGCAGAAAAACATCTTACAAGATTGCATTTGTAGTTCCGCAGGATGCGCAGAGCATTGAACTGGAATATGAAACAAGCATTTGGACTGGAAACAAAGAAGTACTCAAATTACAATAGAATATAGGATTTTAAGGGCATCCGCAAGGGTGCTCTTATTTTTTATGTTGCGAACCCATGTTCTGCATGATATAATATGTGTCAGTTAGGAAGTCTTGCGCCACGTCCGGAGAGTGAAAGCTGATTAGACAGCCTAGATTGTAACCAAGACCCGGAATAAAGACAGACCAAAAAAAGATTGGAAGTTCGCTACTCCAACAGTAACAGGGGTAGTGGGCTTATTTTTATGCTCTTCTGCCCCATGACAATGTATTTGTTGGAGGTAGAAAATGTTAGTTGAAATCAAAACAGTAAACAAAGAAGAAATAACCGTTGTAACAAGCCTTGATGTTGCGGAAACGTTTGGAAAAGAACATTATCACGTAATTGAAGATATACGTGAGATTGCATCAAAAATTAGTACACCCGAATTTTCGGGGCTATTCTATGAGACAGAATATAAGGCATCAAACGGAAAGAAAAATCCTATGTATTACATGAACAGAGATGGCTTTACACTTTTGGTCATGGGATACACGGGCGAGAAAGCTATGCAGTTTAAGATGGCTTATATTAAGCAGTTTAATGCTATGGAAAAGGCTCTTATTGGCAAAATACGGGAACGTGAAAAAGGAATTGGTGTCCGCAGGGTACTTACGGATAGTTTGCAGAGGACTTCCGAAAATGAACGGATGCACGGTCATGCATACTCTACCTACACCGATTTGATTTATAAATCAGTATTCGGAAAAACCGCAAAGCAATTACGGCTTGACCTTAATATTGGAAACAAAGAAAACATCCGGGATTATCTGACCGAGGAAGAACTACTGTTAGTTCAGAATGCAGAAATGCTTGTAAGTTCACTGGTTGGATACGGTTGGGGATACGGAGAAATTAAGGAATTTTTGGAAAATAAGTCGGTGAATAAACTGGTCGGATGATAGACTCCCTAGATTCGATCTAGGGCATTTTTATTTTTTTGAAAAAGTGCTTGACTTGTATCTCGAAACATTATATAATGTATCTCGAAACAAGGAGGTGATACCAATAGCACCTAAAAGCAGAGCCGATTACTTCAAAGAGCGAAGAAAGAAAACAAAAAATTTTAGTGTTGAAATCGAAAAGGAAAAGTTTGAGAAGTTAGAGGAAAAACTTTCCCAAAAAGGATTGACTAAAACGAAATGGTTTAACGAAAAAGTTGATGAAGAAATCGGAAACTAAAAAAGAAGGAGCAGCCATACCCGCAAAGTAACCGGCTGCTCCTTTACCCCAAAAGGATTGTGTAAATTATAGCACTGCATCTTCCTTTTGGCAAATTATTTTTGATTAAATGGAGGAGCTGAAAATGAGAGAAGAACTTATCAAAAAAATTATCTGTAACCTTGAAAATACCAGCATTCATTTCCTCAAATGCATATTGGCATATACAAATATACTTTGTGATAGATAAAAAGAAAGGAAAAATAATATGGAAAATATTGTAAACGTTGAAGGAACAGAGTTAGATGTCAGAGAATACAATGGTCAGATGGTTGTTACTTTTGACGATATCGACCTTGTTCATAAAAGACCAAGTGGCACGGCTAGAAAAGCGTTTAATAGAAACAAAAAGCGCTTTATAAATGGCGTTGATTATATTGTTTTGGAAAAAGAAAATTCTAATGTCCACCGGGTGGACATTAGAAATATTGATATTCCAAACAGAGGTATTACTGTATTCACCGAGAGTGGATACCTTATGCTCGTAAAGCCATTTAAGGATGATTTATCATGGAATGTTCAACGTACACTTGTAAATGCTTATTTTGCGGTAAAGAATCAGCAACAAACCACAGCAATCGAGGAAAAGCCGACATTAGAGTTTGAAACAGACTGGTTCTGCATCAACCGTGGAAAAATCAATTACATCTGCCGTTGCTACGACATTACATCAAAGGAATACATGCACCACTTACTTGAAGTTTTGGGAAGAACGTATAATTTTGATGAAGCAAAGAGAATTTACAGCGCAACGACCGGAAACTGGAAATGCAGAAATTCCGAAGTAATCACATACTTCCCACAGCTTTCAGACCTTGCATCTAAAATTATTCAGAAAGACTTAGAGGACTGTGCAAAAGAAGAGACCCCATAACAGGGGTCTTTTCTATGCCATTATTTCCATGTATCCGCTTATCAGTTCATCAGCAAGCGAAAACACTTCTCTTCCGTAGGTAGCCAAAAAATCAGCAACAATCTCTTCTGTCTGAATATCCATAGTCAGATTGTAGGATAAACAGAACGCATGGCACAATTCATGGCACAGCACACGGTCATAGAAATTACCATGAATCATATTTGATATGTAAATGTCTCTTGTGTTCCTATCAGTCATGCCAAAAGTATATGTACCATCAGAACGCATCAGCATAGGGCTGTGACTTCCTACAAGCCTTAAATTCCAGTCTATTCCATTTATCGTGAACAACTAACCACCTCCAACATAAAAGGGGCTAAATAAGCCCCTTAAGTGTTTTAACCGATTTTTGTTACCAGCGCAGACAGCTTGTTCCGCAGTACCGTCTTTTCTTCCGGTGTTGCATCGTTGATGATCTCCGTCATGTCGTTTGCAAGTTCGGTCATGTAGGTGTTCAGGTCACGGACTTTTGCTTCTTTGTCCTGCTGTGTATTTGCCTTATGCAGTTCCTTATTTTCCATGTAGGTTCTGCGGCTCATTCCACTTCTGCCCTCTCTTGCATCACGCATACCGGATGAAGAAGTTTCCGTGTAGTACATACGCCCCAAGTCTCTGTCCATGTCACGGTGATACATTTCCGGTGTCATGTGGTAATAGGGTGGCTCTTCATAACCTCTGCGGTAGGTTCCACGACCTTTAGGTGCAAATCTGCCGTCAGCATAGCGGTAATGGTCATAGTACCTTCTGCCACCGTCACCGTAACGATCAAACATTTCCACGACTTCTTCCGGATCATATTCCTGCATGGTTTTTGTCAGCTCACGGTAGTACATGGCTTCTGACAAATCTTTCATCATATCAACGACTTTTCCCATTTCGCAAGTATCTACTTTGTCAATTCCTTTGTCAAACTGCGCTTTAGCGCATTCAGAAAGTTTTTCAATCATTTCATGCATTCTCTTAACATCCATGATTTTTCACCTCCTACGCTTCACGAACGGCAATCAAATTGCTGTTCTGCACTTCAATAGCTTGCGTAGAAGTGTTCTGAACGGCTACCGTACTGCAGCATCCACGAGGAACATCAATGTAAGCCTGCGCAGATACATTGAAGAAATTCTCTACTGCTGCCGGAGTTACAATCATTCTTGTGGACTGTAAAGGTTCCCCGTCTACCGCCAGTGCAAGGGAAATTTCCCCAACAGTTCCACCAGTGGGAATCTGAATGTTACCGGAATAACTTACAAGGAATCTTGCACGACACTGATTAGTGATACCTCTTAACTTCACAATTCCGGATCCCTCTCTATGATTGATACAGTTACTTCCATTTACGGCAGTTTCAGTAAAAGCAACGTCCGCTCCTGCTGCCACAGTCTGTAATGCTACTGCTGTATATTCAGCCATAATAAATACCTCTCTTTCAAAATCAAAGGGGCAAACCATATAGTCTGCCCCATGTTGTCAGTAATTCTGCATAGCAGACATAACCTTAAGGTTAAGTTACTCGATATGCAGTTTTAGCATCCGCAACCAGTGTTGCAACCGCATCCGTAATATACGTTAGGGTTGGGAACCTGGTATGCAGGAATGGGCGCAGGATTCACAGCGTTGATGATCTGCTGTGTCTGTGCACTCATGGCAGTAGTCAGAAGAGCATTCTGACGATCCTGAGAAGCGGCTCTGCGCAGATCGTTGTTCTCTGCCTGCAGAGTAGCGATCTTATCTTGGCATAAGTAGTCAAGGATTGCTCTTGTACCGGCATTCTGGCTGTCGATAATATCACGAGTGTTGTTATTCATGGTGTTCTGCAATGCGCAAGTATTCGTTGCCATATTGTAGTTTACACCCTGGATAGCTTCACGGGTATCGCAGCAACACTGTGCTAACTGTGCCTGTAAAGCGTTAGCATTCTGCATTCCTGCTACGGTGTCTGCATTGATAGCCTGTTGGATTCCATAGCCAGTCTGTAAAATGTTGGTATTTACGCCATTAAATCCGGTAAGCATACCGTTGTTTACAGCGTAGAATCCGTCACACAGACCGTTGTTGATTCCGTCCAGTTTACCGATGATAGACTGGGTGTCGAACCCTCTTTGCAATGCAGAATCGGTGTAGTAACTGGAATTAGAGCCATTACCGCCCCATCCATTACCGCCCCAACCGCCAAAAGCGAAGAAAAGGACGAAAATAATAATCCACCATGCACCATCTTCACCCCATGCACCGTTGTTACCGTATCCGCCATTAGCTGGAATAACAGGCATGGTAAAGGGAGTATTGTTACTCTCAAACATAATTTTTACCTCCATATAAGATTTTTTATACTTAATCTTGCAAGAATTTAGTATCTACTTCATAGGAAATTGACGCTTGAATTTATCAAATTCGGAATCAAAATCCATACCACGTTCCTTAGCAATATTTCTTCCTAACTGCTCTACTCCAGCAAAATCTCCTTTTTGAGCCATGCCCATTATATTTTTAGCCATAGGGTTTGACATGATCTGACTGTTTCCCATCATATTTTGGATAAACTGTCGCGGATTCCCCATTGTCTTAAGCATCTGCATAGGATTCATCATATTCATTCTGCATCATCCTTTCTTTGCGATTGTGAAGTTTTTCTTTGCGTTTGCGCAGTTTTCAACTGCTCAATCTTTTGCTCCAGTTCATCGAAACGCTTCATAAATACCGCTGTGGCTTCGTCTGATAGGTCAAATTTCGCTTTTTCTGTGTCTGACGGTAAATTGTTAGGGTCTGCATCTAAAACAGGCTTGTAGAACCTTGTATAGATTTTTCCATCTGCTCCCCAGGATTTAGCATAGATCTCCGACAGGTCCTGCTTGGGGAAGAAAGCTGTGTTTCCATCCATAGGAACCTCATTCGGGGCTATGCACTCTTGCGCCGGTACAATACGACCGTACATCTGTACTGCGTTTTGCTGTGGCTGTTGCATAAACTGCTGTGGCTGGAACTGTTCCTGCTGTGGCATAAACTGTCCGTACATAGGTGTTCTATACTGCGGATTGAAATAGTTCGGATTCATAATCGGCTGTGGCATGGCTATTCTCCCTTTCTTCCATTGATTCTATCTGTTTCGCAATTTCAACTTCATCAAGTGTCTGATATGTCGGCTTGTTCATAAGTCCCAACGGACTGAAATTCATAAGCATTACCCGTTTCTCCTAAAACTTCCTCGATCACATGAACCATGATTGATTGATACTTAATCGGCACTTCCCTTGTACGTTCTTTGCTGAATATATGTTCCAGTGTTTCATCTGAAAATTTGAATTTTCCCATAAGGTCATCCCTCCTTATGCTTAAATTTTGGCATAAAAAAAGACGGTCTACCCGTCATGTATCCGTCACATTTCATTCACTATAAAATTATTGGAATCTTTGCAAAAAACTCCTTTCGTTTTAGGCTTGACTACTATTTTGACTACTATTCGACTACCCGTTGCCCGGGAATGCCCATTTTATCAGCTTTTTCGAGTGGAAGCAAGGGGGCTCGAACCCCTGACCTTTCGCGTGTGAGGCGAA